CGTTGTGCTGTATTCCAGTTGCTTAATTCTTCTTGATAAGTTTTAATTTTTGTGCTTTCGCGGTCTACTTGTGCTTTAGCTATTAGAATAATTGCATCCTGTTCTGCAATTAGGTTTTTAGTTTTTTCACCGTCAATAGCTTGTAAGCAAGTAGGACAGTTACCATGTAGGGCTGTCATCTTCTTTTTGAATAAGGTAGCGTCCTGAATAGTTTTATCATATTCAGCTTTTTTACTTACTGCTACGCTTATATCGCCTTCAGGTTTGTTAGGCACTGGTAGTAAGTTGATTTTATCTTTTAGCTGCTTATAAGTATTATTTTGTGTAATTTTTTTATTAGTTTTTTCTATATCTTGAATACTAGTTGATAGTCTACTAACCTCTGCAACTAGACCCTCATCTAAAACCGAAACCGGAGTATAGCCTTTTGGTTCAAAACTTGTTTTACTATATTTAGCAATCCACTGCTGAATAGTACCCAATTTAGCTTGTGCTTCTGTAACGTCTTTACCTACTTCTGCAGCTACTTGTTTAAATACTTCTCCGGCTTGGGTATACTTGCCCAAGTTAAGCAGTTCAATTAAAAACTTTTTTCTAGCAGTATCAGCACTGGTTAAAAATTCCAAACTGCCTGCGTGTGATTGATAAACAATCTGCGAAAAAGTTTTGTGATCTATGCCAATAAGTTGTTCTATTAGTTTGTAAGTAGTAGTGGCCGTATGTCCACTAATATCTTCTTGACCTTTGTACAGTTTTACTTGTTGTTGTGTACCACGCTTGCTTTCAATCCTATACTCACAACCATCTTTGTCAAATACCAATTCAATTTGATATTGCTTGTCTTTGATGTATCGGTTTAGTATATCGCCTTTTTTAATGCCTTTACTGTTTTTGTTGAATAGTACTTCTTCTAGAATTAATGCAATGCTGCTTTTACCATGACCGTTTTTACCCACAAGCTGAATTAGTGGACTAGTGGTAAAATCAATCTTATTGCCTAAACCATAACTAAAAGCATTAGACCACGTTAATTGTTTTAATATAATCATTCTAGCTTATCCGCGTAATTGTAAAATTCTTTTAGTGTTTCAGTAACCGCGGTTTCATTAAGTTGTAAGATATAAGTTAAATACTCACGGACTTCTTCGCCTAGGCTAAGTTCTGGATCTAGGATTAGCTGAGTTTCCTGTGCACGTTTAACTACCTTTTTATCAATTAAATCGCTGTCTTCTAGTTGCCCCAGTTCATGCAAGTCGCCTTCAATTTCATAAATAGTATGATGAAAAATCGTTTGCGGTTTAGGGTCATGTACACCTACGGTTTGCTTAATAAGCTGCGGAAGTTTAAAAGGCATACAAACGTGTGTAAGACTGTTAGTATTTAGTAAAAGAGCTCCAGTACTAACTTCATTACGATGAAAGCTAGTAGTATAAGGGCTGCCTGGATATAGAATGTTTCTTTGCGAATTTTCATAGCTGTGTAAATCGCCTGCTAACACTTGTTGCCAACGATCAAATAATGCTAAATCAATTTCTGGTTTAACGTGTGGTTGAATTTCTCCACGAACATGAGTACAAAGAATCTTTTCTGCAAAAGTATACTTTGTAATTTCCAGTTCTTTTAGTTTATTGTATGGTACAAAATCAATACCATGTCTGGTATAAAAATCATCTACAATAGTTACTAATGGATTAATTCTAGTAGTTGCACGTTTTAAATAGCTTAAAAATGTAGTATCTTTTTTAAGCATTTCGTGATTGCCGGGGTAGGCTATGCACTCTACATCAATACTAGCAATTAAGTCAAAATATAACTCAACTTCGTCCATAGTAGGTAAACGGTCAAATATATCACCGCCTAAAACTACTAGGTCAGCATGCTGCTGCATCTTTTTAAATTGTTCTGTAAATAACTGAAATCTATTTTTAGCCCAATCAATAGGCACATTTTTCTGACCCAGTTTTATGTGTATATCTGCTGTGAATAATATTTGCATTTTGCACCAGACAAAATAGCCCGCTAAAGTATTAGCTTTAGCGGGCTTTGTGTTTAACCTAGCTCTTTTACAGCTTCTTGATCGCTTTGAGACTGCTCTTCTTCTACGCCAGCTTGTAGTTTTTCAAGTAGTGCTTTGATTTCGTCAGGATTTGCACGAGGATATTTTTCATCAATAGGCAGTGCTTTTTCTGCTAGTTCAAGTTCTTGAGCATTAAGAGCACGCTGCTTGCAACGTAGTACTTGTAGTGTGTATTCTACATTATATGCTAGTGGACCAGTTTTTACTCTGCGAAAGACTACATCCCAACCAGTTTCTGGATCAGTAGGATCGCCTAAGTCTTCTGCTGCTGTAAGAATCTGTTCAAATAGTTTCTTTTTAAGGTTAAGTACTTTTACTTTACCTTCTTTAGGGTCAATACAGTTAACTGCATAACTCCAACTGCAACGAAGATCTTGATGAAATTCAGGAACCCAATCTTTTTCTAGATTGTCAAATTTCTCTTTGTCACGACTAAAAGCAAGACACTCAATAGGAATGTCTTTGTTATTAGTACCTTTGACCCAGTAGACATAGCGTGGTAGTACACCGCCGATTAAGCGAACAGTGTTTTCACCGTCTTTGTACTCGTAGCTTTCAACTGAGCTTTTTTGTGCGCGACCTTTGGTTTGCTTAAAGCTTAGTGCCATTTTTAAACTTCCTCGTGTATAAATTTAATTTGTTTGTTTGCAATAATTAAAAGCGGGTTTGATTTTATGTTGTTTAAATCAACGTCAGGATATAGTGTTAAGTCTACAGATTTAATCTGATAGGTTTTATATAAACCATAATTTCTTAATGCAGCTAATCTAATGTACTGTGCTCTATACGCTGAGTCTATGCCCGTGTGTTTAAAAAACGGTTCAGGATTTAGTAAAAAACTACTGCCTGCCCGCAGTCTCCGCAATGGCTTGTATTTTTCGTGTTTGTTTTTTGGTATAGTTACGCCTCTGTAAAATTTGTATAAGGCTTCAACCATGTATTCAGGATCACCTAGTGTGTCCTGGAGCAAAACATCAAAGTTAAAAAATAAAGTCATTATTAGGATTTAAGAATATATTATATCATAGTATGTGTGGATTTACAAGTGTAAATTTTTATACCAGTTCAATGTCCCAGCCTTTACGCATATAAAATCCAAGTCTATCCCTGTTTTGTTTTTTATCCATAAAACCCGAAAATTGCATATCTAGGACTACTGGAACTAGTTTATCTTCATGTTGACGTTGAATTCTGCCAACAATCTGTTCTAGTAAGCTATCGTTTGCAATAGGTACAGCTAGGATAACACAACTAAGTGAATTTATAGAGATGCCCTCGCTAAAGATCTGGCGGCTGCCAGCAATGCACATTTTTTCTTTTGTGAGTAATTGTTGCTTGATTTGTTGGCGTTGTTCAAAGTTGGTTTCGCCAGTAACCAACACACAGGTTTCTCCAACATATTCTTTTACCTTTTGTAAAAATCCAACTCTGTCTGCAATAACTAAGACTTGATGTCCAAGCCCAACTTGAATTTTTGCTAATCCAGCAATAAATGTTTGATAATCTTGGTCTTCTGTAAGATCGTTGATTTTTTCTACCCAAGTAGCGCCAGGTTTTAGCGTAATACCAGTTTGTATTAGTTTAACCTCGGGATTTAGGGTATGGGATTGCGGTGGTTTATATACCTTGCTGCCAAAAAAGTCAGCAAACATTATGTGCTTGCCGTCTTTGCGGATCATAGTACCACTAAGTGCTATTCTATAACGTGCATGAAAATCATCTATTAACTGTGAAAAAGTACTAGCAGGGCAGTGATGTGCTTCGTCTAGGATAATAGTACCAAATTCTTTGGCCAGTTTTGCACTGTGTTTTACCAGTGTTTGTACATTAGCTACTGTAATAGCATGATCTTCCCAGTCCATGCTACCACCACCAATAGTACCTGCTTGCATACCGAATAACACCTGTACTTCTTCGCGCCACTGATCTCGTAGTGCAGTAGTATGCGTAACTACCAGTGTTTTTTGACCTAATTTTTTAGCTACGTGTAGGGCAGTAAAAGTTTTGCCCCAGCCTACTAGTGCGTTAATAAAGCAGGTGTCGGTAATTTCATCATAAACTACCTGCTGTGTGTCACGTAGTGCAAATTTAGGGTCAGGAAAAGGTGCTGGTACTTGTGTGCGTTTATCTACAATTTCATAACCACTGGGTATTAAATCTAGTCTACCTTGTGGTAAGCTAAGAATATTTTTAGGCAAGATTTTATAGTTACGAATAGTTTCTACTGTACTAAATTGCTTGCTGCCTGTGTCTTTGTGGATTTTATAAGTAAGCGTTTTAATAATCTGCTTGGTCTCTTCTACACCAGGATTGTCTAAGTAGATTCTGTTAGAGATAATTGCTTTAGCCACTATACTAACCTATGCGTTGTTTTAAATGCTTCATTGTAAAATCCATATAACACATAACCTAAACCCCAGCGCAACACACCAGCATAGTATTGATCTGGTTTAGGTGCATACATACACTTAAATCGTTGTGGTAGGTCTTGTACTTCTACTATAGCACCCATACCCTCAAGCGGCAAAACTTTTGTGATCTTGTGCGCAGCCAGCTTGGCGCGGCTAGTTTTTCTGTACTGGAATACTTTTCCGGTGTTGTCAATAAACCATGTAGTTTGTTTGGCTATTTTAATTAAGTCGCCTAAAAAGTAGAGTGCCTGACGTATAGGAAAAAGCCTAGCGCCTACTATAGCTAGCCTACGCAAGCCTAGTGTAGCTCCATCCACAGATTTATCGTCAACAATACGCAAGCCTATTTTAGTCGCCAACGACTCCTTGTCTACATACTCTTTTGAGTAGTAGACAAGGTCAGCTTCTACAATAGGTTTATGCTCACCTAGCCTAAACACGGGCCAGCTTATCTCCAGTAAGTTCATACTGCACCTCAAAATCTCCAAAACTGTAGTCGTCGCCTACATCTTGGTCAACACCAATAGGCGTACCCGGAATACTACAGCCGTGATCATGCTGAGTATTTAGTTTAAGTATTTGGCAGTAGTCTTTAACGTGTTCGGCTTTTACTACAGCCACAATAGAGTCATGTACAAGCATAAAGATTTTTGCGTCTAAACCTTCCTGCACAATATGTCTAGCAGTTCGCATAGCGCCTAGTAGGTTAACGTCACTGGCTAGTGATTGTACTTCGGCATTAATACCACTGCGCACTTCGTGTGCTGCAATACCTTTATCGCTGGAAAATACATTAGGCAGTCTACGTTTACGGCCAAAAAAGCTGTAGGTAAACCCGTTTTGTTCAATAAAGCTCTTACGCTCATCTAGCCAACGTTTTAGTCTGCTAAATTTAGTAAAGTACGCTTTAATATCTTCACGAGCCTGCTCTACTGCGTATACTTCACCAGTTGCTTTGCTTACTGTTTGCGAAACTTTATTAGCTCCCGAACCGTAAAGAATACCAAATGAAATTGCCTTAGCACTTTGACGCATACTGCCGTATTCTTTTTTAACAGCCTCTACAGGACACGGTAAATTAAAAACCATTTTAGCAATTGTGCTGTGAAAGTCTCCGCCGCTGCTAAATACTTGTTGTAGATTATTGTCGCCGCTAAGCACGGCAGCATAGTACATCTCAGCTGTGGCTAAGTCTTGTGATACTATTTTGTATCCAGCCGGTGCACGGATACATCCTTTGATGATTGGATTATCGCGTGGAATCTGCTGAGCGTTGAATTTACCACTACTAGACAACCGGCCACTAGTGGTAAAAATAAGATTAAAATTTGTACGAATTCGCCCATCTTTGTCTAGTTCCGGTAAGATTTTTTGAATATAGGTATTTTGAATTTTACTAAGCTGACGCACTTTTAAGATTGCGCCTGGCAGCTCGTGTTCTTCAGCAAGTTGTGCTAGGACCTCGGCATCGGTTGAAATTGCACCAGTGCCTGTTTTTTTGCCAGTTGGCTCTAAACCCAAGTAGTCAAATAACACTTCA